AGGGTCATGGGCGTGCGTTCTATGGTGATGGTCATGCTGGGCATGGCGGACCTTTCTGGTTGGGTCGGTTCGGTACTTGGGGCGGCGTTCATGTCACCTCCGGTTCTACAGCAATAGTTTCAATGCGGTACACCCGTTGACCGCCGGTCTCTTTGGTGGAGGCGATGGTCAGCCCCAGGCGCTTCTTGAGGGTGCCGGCCAAGGTTCCTCTCACGGTGTGCTGTTGCCAGCCCGTGGCCTCCATGATCTGCGCGATGGTGGCGCCCTCGGGACGTTGCAGCAGACCAATGACCAGTGCCTGCTTGCTGTCCGCGCGGGTGCTAACGGGCTTCTGTTTGCCAGGGACCTGCCAAGTCGCCTCCGCGCTCTCGACGGCAGCGTTCAGTTTCGGATCGTCCAGCGTGATGGTCGGTGGCAAGGCGCCCGGTCCGGGCAGGCCGAGGGCGTCGTAGCCCTCGGCAGCGACCACCCAGTCATCGCCGTCTGGTGTGATCAAGGCGCGTTTGAACAGACCTTCGAGCACTTTAGCGCGGGCACCGCCCTTGATGTGCTCGGGGAACCAGACGATCTTGCCGGCCCTGTCCTGCACGGCGCGCGCCAGGATGGCCTGCTGGTTGGGGTTGAGTGAAGTGGCCATGGCTGCCTCACGCTTGCATTGCAGTGGCGCTGCCGTTGGCGGAATGTGTCCCGTTGGCTTTGCGGTTGCGATGCACCGGCTGCTTGGGCGTACCCCCTGCCGCCCGCAGGCCAGCGTCAAACGCAGCTTGCAAGGCGCTCTTGACGCCCCAGACGCTGACGTCGTGGAAGTCCAGGCTGTCGCGGTGGCGGGTTTGCAGGGTTTCGATGAACAGGTGGTCCAGGGCAATCGATTCGAACAGCAGTTCGATCTCGTCGGGGGACAGTGCGGTGGGGGACATCTTCTTGGCCATTACGGGCTCCTTGGTGGTGGGTTGCTTGTCAATCGACATCCGCATTCACGCGCTGTGCGCCACAGAAGCCAAGCGCTTTTTAATTCCGGGTGATTCACTCGCCTTTGCATGAAAAACCGCATCCAGAGGAGGTAGCCCCCACGCTCTCTTCGTTCGCTGCCCCCCGAGGGGGTGCTATCTCCGCCTTGGGGCGGCCCGGCGGCGGAGATCACCCACTTGCACCGAGTAGATCTTCACCATGGGACTGTCCATTCGCGCCTATGCGCGCCACCGAGGCGTGTCGCACGTGGCCGTCAAAAAGGCCATCGACACGGGGCGCATCACGCCCTTGCCGGACGGCACGATTGATCCGGTGGCGGCCGATGCCCAGTGGGCGGCCAACACGACACCGACCCGTCGGTCAGTAGCGGCCGAGCCCCAAGAGGGGCCGCAGCCTGCCGCAGCAGCCCGCGAGATGCCGCAGGCGTCTGCATCTGCAAGCCCCCGTCCGCAACGTGAAGCAGCTGACGCACCCACACCCGCGCTATCCACCGGCGGCACGTCGCTGCTGCAGGCGCGCACGGTCAATGAGGTGGTCAAGGCGCAGACCAACAAGGTGCGCCTGGCCCGTCTCAAGGGCGAGCTGGTCGATCGCTCGCAGGCCGTGGCTCACGTGTTCAAGCTGGCCCGAGCCGAGCGCGATGCCTGGCTCAATTGGCCGGCACGGATTTCTGCGCAGATGGCCGCAGGTCTGGGTGTGGATCCCCATGTGCTGCATGTGGCACTGGATGCCGCCGTGCGCCAGCAGCTGCAGGACCTGGGCGACTTGCAGCCCAAAGTGGACTGATGGGTGGATTGATCATGGACGAGCTGTATTACGAAGGCTGGGACGCGATCGAGCGCGCTTGGCGCGAGGGCTTGACGCCCGATCCGCTGCTTACGGTGTCGGAGTGGGCCGACAAGCACCGGGTACTCTCCAGCAAGGCGGCTTCCGAGCCGGGACGCTGGCGCACCAGCCGCACGCCTTACCTGCGCGAGATCATGGACTGCTTGTCGCCCATGTCGCCGATCGAGCGGGTGGTGTTCATGAAAGGTGCACAGGTCGGCGGGACCGAATTGGGTCTGAACTGGGTCGGTTATGTGATCCATCACGCGCCGGGACCGATGATGGCGGTGTGGCCTACGGTCGAGATGGCCAAGCGGGCGTCCAAACAACGCATCGATGCGCTGATCGAAGAAAGCCCTGCCATCCAGGAGCGGATCGCGCCGGCGCGTAGTCGCGATTCGGGCAACACCATCCTGGCCAAGGAATTCCACGGCGGTGTGCTGGTGATGACCGGTGCCAACAGCGCGGTGGGCCTGCGCTCCATGCCGGTGCGTTACCTGTTCCTGGATGAGGTGGATGGTTACCCGCTGGATGTCGAGGGTGAAGGCGATGCGATTTCTTTGGCTGAGGCCCGCACCCGCACTTTTGCCCGGCGCAAGATCCTGATCGTCTCGACGCCGACCATTGCAGGGGCCAGTGCCGTTGACCGGGAATTCGAGGCGTCGGATCAGCGCCGCTTCTTTGTGCCGTGCCCGCATTGCGCACACCGCCAGTGGCTGCGCTTTGAACAGTTGAGATGGGAGCGCGGACAGCCCGAGACGGCGGTTTATATCTGCGAAGGTTGTGGCGAGCCCATCGCCGAGCACCACAAGACCTGGATGCTGGAAAACGGCCAGTGGCAAGCCTGCGCCCCAGAAAACGCTGGGCGCACCGCCGGATTCCATCTCTCCAGCCTTTACAGCCCAGTCGGTTGGCGCAGCTGGATCGAGATCGCCCGGGCCTGGGAGTCGGCGGCGATGTCCGACACCCGTTCGGCTTCGGCCATCAAGACCTTCAAAAACACGGAACTGGGTGAGACCTGGGTCGAGGAAGGCGAAGCGCCCGACTGGCAACGACTGCTCGAGCGGCGGGAAGACTACCGCATTGGCACCGTGCCGACGGGCGGCCTGCTGCTCACTGCCGGTGCCGACGTACAAAAGGATCGGATCGAAGTCTCGGTCTGGGCCTTCGGGCGGGGTAAAGCCGCCTGGTTGGTGGAGCACCGGGTCCTGATGGGGGATACGGCGCGCACCGAGGTTTGGTCGGCTCTCGCCAAGCTCATGGGCGAGACATGGACGCACAGCAGTGGCTGTCAGCTGAGCCTGGCACGCATCGCTCTGGACACCGGCTACGCCACCCAGGAGGCCTATGCCTTCGTGCGCGGCGTACGCGATGCGCGGCTCATGCCGATCAAAGGCATTGCCGGGGGTGCTGCGCTGATCGGCACCCCCACGGCGGTGGACGCCACCGCCAGCGGCAAGAAGCTGCGCCGGGGCATCAAGGTGTTCCCGGTGGCGGGCGGCATTGCCAAGCTGGAGTTCTACAACAACCTGCGCAAGAGCGCCGAGGTGGCCGAAGACGGCATCACGCCGATGTACCCGGTCGGTTTCGTGCACCTGCCCAAGGTCGATGCGGAATACCTGCAGCAGCTGTGCGCCGAGCAGCTGATCACCCGGCGCGACCGCAACGGCTTTGCCCACCGAGAGTGGCAAAAGATGCGCGAGCGCAACGAGGCACTTGACTGCTATGTCTACGCCCGTGCGGCGGCTGCGGCTGCGGGCCTGGACCGGTTCGAGGACCGCCACTGGCAAGAACTCGAAAAGCAACTCGGCGTTGGCCCTGCGCTCAACGCCAAACAAATCACAACCCCCGAGGCCACCCTAGAGCAGAAGTTCGACGGTGGCCTCAGCACTTCTGGCAGCACGCCAGCGCCCGCACGGCGCGTGGTGCGCAGCCGATGGATGACCTGAACATGACCTACACACCAGAACACCTGCAGGCCCTGCGTGAAGCCCTGGCCAGCGGCGAGCACCGCGTGACCTACGAAGGCAAGAGCATTGAATACCGCAGCGTGACTGATCTCAAGGCCGCGATTGCGGAGGTCGAAGCCACCATCGCCCGTGAATCTGGCGCACCCAAATCGCGCCAGATCCGAGTCACCACCAGCAAGGCACTCTGATGGCCTGGCTCAAAAGTCTGCGTCGCCGCATGTTCGGTGGCACGCCGGTCTATGACGGCACCGGCGGTGGTCGCCGTGCCCTGGCCTGGATGCCCAGCAATCCCGGTGCGGTGGCAGCCCTGTCGCTGGCCCAAGACGAACTGCGCGCCAAAAGCCGTGATCTGGTCAGGCGTAACGCCTGGGCAGCGGCTGGCATCGAAGCCTTTGTGGCCAACGCGATCGGTACCGGCATCAAGCCGCAGAGCATGGTCCAGGACCAGACTACGCGAGAGGCGATTCACAGCCTGTGGTGGGACTGGTGCGAACAGGCCGATGCGGCAGGACTGACCGACTTCTACGGTCTGCAGGCCCTGGCCACCCGCGCCATGCTCGAAGGCGGCGAGGCACTGATCCGACTGCGTTACCGCCGAACCGAAGATGGTCTGCCGGTGGCGCTGCAGATCCAGGTGCTGGAAGCCGAGCACCTGCCAACCACCATGAACCGGGATCTGCCTGGCGGTAATGTCATTCGCGCTGGCATCGAGTTCGACCGTTTGGGTCGCCGGGTGGCCTACCACCTGTATCGCTCGCACCCCAACGATGGCTTGCTGGCCCCGATGTCCAGCAATGCTGGCGGTGGTGGCATGGAGACTGTGCGAATCGACGCCAGTGAGGTGATTCACCTGTTCCGCCCCTTGCGCCCTGGCCAAATACGGGGCGAGCCGTGGCTGACCCGGGCGCTCGTGAAACTCAACGAGCTGGACCAGTACGACGACGCGGAGTTGGTGAGGAAGAAGACGGCAGCCATGTTTGCCGGCTTCATCACCCGCATGGCGCCCGAAGACAACCTGATGGGCGAGTCGGCGGCCGATGGCAACGGGGTGGCGCTCGCGGGCATGGAGCCTGGCACGCTGCAGATCCTGGATCCGGGCGAGGACATCAAGTTCTCAGCGCCTGCCGATGTCGGCAGCTCCTACGCCGAATTCATGCGTCAGCAGTTCCGTGCGGTGGCCGCCGCTATGGGCATCACCTACGAGATGCTCACTGGGGACCTGACGCAGGTGAACTACTCCTCGATCCGGGCGGGTCTGCTGGAGTTCAGGCGTCGGTGCGAAGCCCTGCAGCACGGTGTGATCGTGCACCAGCTGTGCCGACCGATCTGGCGCGCCTGGATGGAGCATGCGGTGCTCGAGGGAACGCTCAATTTGCCTGGATATCGCCAATCTCAGCGCCAGTACCAGGCGGCCAAGTGGATCCCCCAGGGGTGGAAGTGGGTGGATCCGCAAAAGGAATACAACGCCATGAAGCTCGCCATTCGCGCGGGCCTCATGAGTCGATCGGAAGCGATCTCTGGTAACGGCTACGACGCTGAGGACGTGGATCGGGAAATCGCCGCCGACAACGCCCGGGCCGATGACCTGGGATTGGTCTTCGATTCGGACCCCCGCTATGACCAACCCATGCCCGCTACCACCCCGCCACCGTCGGCCAGTGCAGGCACTGTGACCGACCTTTCAATCGAACCCCCTCTGGAGTAGTTCATGCTGCCTCACCTTGCTTCCCGCTTGTTCGGGACGCCCTTGCTCGTTCATCGCGCCAAACTTGACGTCATTCTCGCGGTGATGGGTGAACGCCTGGGGTTGGCCGTGCCGGCCGTCGACCTGGCATTACCCGCGCCAAAACCTGCAACAGCAACGCCTCTCGGCATCGCGGTCATCCCGGTTCACGGCACGCTCGTCAAACGCTCGCTCGGTCTTGAGGCTGCGTCGGGCCTGACCTCCTATGGCGAGATCGCGGCCATGCTGGACTCCGCCCTGGCCGACCCGCTGGTCAGCGGCATCCTGCTGGACATCGATTCTCCTGGTGGCGAGGCTTCGGGCAGTTTCGAGTTGGCGCGCCGCGTGCGTGAAGTGACGGCTATTAAACCGGTCTGGGCGGTGGCCAACGATGCCGCGTACTCGGCGGCTTACGCGATCGC